ATAAAAGAAATATAGATTCCTTAAATCTTGTATCCCTTTGCCACAAATGTCACGGAAAGACGAACTATAATCGCGATAAAGGGCAGACCTTCTTTGAAGAACAACGAGACGGTCTGAAAGTAGCAACTAACCAACCAAACAGGGGGGAGTGATTCTCCCCTTTAGCAAACCCTAATAAGGAGAATTAAAATGAAAGTAAAATTAGAAGAAATTCACTTGGTTTCACTTTACACGCCTGCTGACATTGACGGTCTAGGTGGTGCAAAGAGTCCAGTTGTATGTTTGATGAAAAACTTTGACCTAGCATTGATTGTGATCGGTCTTTCCAGTCCGCTTGCCGCTGGAGTTGTCACGGTTGAATCATGTTCGGATATTGTTCCTACAGTTGCCACAAAGATCATGTTTCCGTTTTATCGTTATGAAACCTCTTTGATCTTAGCGAATGGCGATGTTCATGGCGCACGTACTTGGACGACAACTGCCGCCGCAGGGTTAATTCCTGCTGCAACAGGAACTCCGTCAATGTATGCGATTGAGGTCAAGGCTTCAATGTTGTTGGCTGATCATATTGGATTCCGGCTTTGTATAGCAGACCCCGCTGCTGCTTCTGTCGGCTGGGCTGTTGCAATTATGTCCGGTGGTCGTTTTCAAGATGCAAATTTGACTGCGCAGGCAGTTATCTAACAAACGCCAAAATACTGAAAGGAGTATTTTCCAATGTTAAAGGAAGAAATTGAACAGGTAGAAGCAATAGCCAGAATGATAGCCAAAGAAGAAATTGCCTTGGCAATAAAAGAAGAAAAGGATAAGGCTGGTTATAAGGAAATACCAGAAACCGACAAAGAAGTAAAAGAATAGTTCCAAAAATAAATTAAGGAGGGTTAATCCCTATGAACTCAATAACACAAGATGCGATTGCTCAGGTGGTTCGTGGCATTAAAATAGAAACAGCCGTGTTTCTCAATGCTACCTACATCAAAGTCGCTCAGGTTTCAATTTTCACAGTAATCGGAAGAGTACGAATACTGTATTTGGGTATCGAGGCCATCACCTTATGGTCGGCAGATGCGACGACAATTAAATTTGGTTATGATGCCAGCACTCCGGCAGTTGCAGCAGTTGATCTTTGCGCGGCCTCAGGTGCATTGACATCTTTAGCAATCGGAAAAAGAGTTTCTGTACTTGGCGATGCTCTTGCTACGGACGCATTGGAATCAGCCAATTCCGGTGTGTCCTTGAAAACCAATGCAGTAGACATCGGTTCCGAAAATGGTGTCGGTGTAATTTTTGTCACCGGTGCAGGCGCAGCTCAGACCGGAATTACAGCAACATCAAAAATGACTTGCTTGTGGATTCCGCAGTCCGATAATGCTTATGTTGAATCGTTAATTTAATTTTAACCTTTAAGGGAGGGATTGAAATATATCCCTCCCGATTTGAAAGGAAAAATATGATTTGGCAATTACATCACCAGTTTAGGGATGGTCATTTAGAAATGCAAGCACAAAAAGAGTTTCCGTTATCTGGGAAAGAGGGAGTTGATTCAATAAACGATAGGTTTCAATTGTGGTTTAATAAGATAAAAAATAGTCATCCCGTTCCCCAAAATGCACAGTGGTTAGTTTGTAATCAAAAAGACACAAATTTTTTGGTTACACCATAAAAGGATGATGAACGAATGAATGTCAAATTAATTACTCCCCCGACCGTGGAACCAGTGGATTTGGCATCTTTAAAGCTTCATCTTCGTCTTGATTCCGGTTCTTTCGCCGATAACATTGACGAAACAATTTCGCTCGCGCCGGGCAGTCATGCAATTAATAACGATTATACTCATATTGTTGGCGATTGGATTGAAGTTATCGGGTATTCAGCTCTTGTAGTTGCTCAATATGGAATAGCCACGACTGGTGGCATAGTTGATATTAAAATACAGGAAACGGATGACAAGACTTCAATTAATGACTGGTCAACTGGTGCATTTACGCAGGTCACAATTGGAGCGACTTCATCTACTCAGGAGAAAGCATACACTGGGATAAAGAGATATATCCGAACAGTTGCAAAGGTTACGGTTCAGGCAGGCGAATTTTCAACAACGGTTATCAGGCTTATCTCAACATCTTATGAGGACGACCTTTTAAATTCGATTATCACGGCCTCGCGCGAATACATAGAGGATATCACAAGCAGGGCCTTACTGACTCAGACATGGGAATATTACCCTGTTAATTGGCCGGGAAGAAGTGGTTATCGTGGCACACCATCGCGCGAGCCAAATATGGAATTTATGCAAATGAATAACCTTGCTAGTTATTATATTAAACTTCCCTTCGGCAATTTGCAAAGTGTTACGTCTATAAAATGGAAAGACACGTCAGGAGCGGAAACAATCCTGACTGAAAATACAGATTACATAGTAGAAACAAATGGAGATCAATGTGGAAAAATAATTCTACCGTGGGGATGTGTATGGTCCACAGGACAACTCTATCCGTCAAATCCAATAACAATAAGGTTTATTTCGGGATGGACAACAGCCGCTTTAGTTCCTTCCAAAATTAAGGCGGCAATGAAAATGATTGTAGCCGATTTATACGTAAACAGGGAAAGGAAAGTTTTGAGTAGTTATAATTATCAAGAAAATAAAGCGGTGCAATCATTGCTTGCAAGCGTAAAATTATGGGATGAATTTTAATGAGATGTGGGTACTGCGGAAGTAATCTTCATACGATTACAAATTGCCCTAAGACATTTAGCGGATCAGCAAATAGGAATCGAATGAACTGTGCTTATTGCGGATCTCGGGACCACAACATTGAGGCATGTCCAAAGACATGGGGTGGTAATGCAGCGCGTGTGTGGCATCCCGAAATAGTGAAAGACTATTTCGTAAAGGATCGATGATGGGGAAATATATTGATATTCCGATAGAAGCAGCGAAGCGAATCGCCGAGGGCTTTGAAAAAGATCAGGTAATTATCGTTTGCTGGGATGCGAAGCACGGCAAAACTCATGTGACGACTTATGGAAAAACGATAGAAGATTGCAGTCAGGCGGCAAAGGGTGGAAATCTCGTAAAGAAGGCTCTCGGATGGCCAGATGAATTGTGTCACACTAAACCGGTAAGGTCAAAGTAATGAACATTGGAGAACGAAATAAAAGAATAACGATCCAGTACCAGACTAAAGTTCCTGACGGGATGGGCGGATCGACTACCTTATGGGTTACTTATAAAGATGTTTGGGCTTCCATTAAACCATTAACATCACAGAGAAAAACAGAGGCTATGCAACAGGGAATTAATGCAAGTCACGAAATTAATATTTATTATTTATCCGCGTTCAAAGCATCATGGCGTATAAAATTTGGCAACAGATATTTTTCGATAGGTGGAATTTCAAATCCTTTAGAAGCGAATAAAGAATTGATTATTCTTTGCTTGGAGGCGGCAGGTTGACAAATTTACTCACAGCAATATTCGGAAAGTTCACCAGTTCATCATTTTCCAATGATGTTGGCGGGAGAGTTTTCCTTGACGAAGCGCCAACGGGAGCCGAATTTCCTTATTGTGTTTATTTTGTTGTTGCTGGAACTCCGGAAAATGCTTTTCAAAAGAAGGGCAAAGAAATATTAATTCAGTTTTCTCTATTTTCATCTTCACAAAGCGCAGTAGAAATAACAGGAATGTATAATGATCTTATCGCTCTATTTGACGAATGCACATTGACCATAACGAGTAATATTTTCAATAATATGCACTGGTCAAATCTAACGACAATGATCGAGGATATAACAACTACGGACGGAACGCAGACAGTGAAACATTACGCAGTGGATTTTGTAATAACGACACAGGAAGCATAAAGATCTATCAAGGTGACGGCTTAGGCCGGGAAAGGGAAAAGAGAAATGACAGTAGCAGCATTGATTGAGATATTGAAGGTGCATAAACCAGACGCAGAAGTACGTATCTTCAGCACGGATTATAATACTGATCTTGGTATTGAGGAAGTTGAAGACCTGGAAGATGTGATAATTCTGCATTGAAGGAACAGGCTGTGGCGCAGGAACTACATGGGGGTACGGTATAATGCTTAAAAATAGACTAAGGGTTTGGTTCAATCCGCCCTCTTATTATTGCTTCGCCACTATAGAAGGAAATAATATGGGAATTTTTATCACCAATTATAGTGCGTATTTGAAGATTTTCAAAAGCTTGCCCTGCTCTATCAATAGCGTCTATTACCCATTTTGGGTATTTTTTCTTAGTCACGATAGAACCGCCCAAAATATTCGTACTATATTTAACCATTTTTCAATCCTCCATAACTTAATTGTATATTATTTTGGAGAAAAGGCAAGGGGATTTGCAGATGCTTAACTTTACTACAACGAAAGGAACGCATGGAAAAACAACTCATAGACATCACAAGACAGGAATGGATTTCTCTTAGATGGGAAGAGGCTCCGCAGGCATTAGGAGACGAAGAGAGGGTTTTTATTTCAACCGGTAATCGTACCCCAGACGAAGCACGGCAGGCAATGGAAGATTGGGATAGCACAGCAGAAGAAAGGAAAGACATTGAATAAGCATCCTTACATAATCCTAGCTCCTCCGTACCGGAATAGTTCAGCCGGTGTCAGGGCATTGTATGTGCTCGGGAAATCTCTCGAATCTAGGGGATTTAAAGTTGAAATACTTGGCGGATTCTATCAGGGATGGAAAGCGCCTTCTAATGCAATAGTTATTTATCCTGAAACAGTTTCAAGCAATCCGATGAATGGGAACACAGTTGTACGTTGGGTTTTGAATTATCCCGGCCTCCTTTCTGGCGACAAGGTTTATGCCAAAAACGAAATTATTTTTACATGGAGCGAAAATTATTATGATGCTCCTGTTTTAACCGTTCCGATTATTGAGGACTTTTTTAGAGACGAACACTTACCGCGATCAGGCGCTTGTTTTTGGGTAGGAAAAGGAATGGATATTCCGCGTATACCCGAAACTGATGGAATATGTGAAATCACTTATGAATGGCCTGAGACACGGGAAGACCTTGCATTACTATTGAATGGGAAAGAAGTTTTTTATACTTACGATGACAATACTGCCTTGGTTACAGAGGCGAAAATGTGCGGGTGTCGGGTTGTGATTATTCCGGGGGAAAAAGAAAGTGATTATGATGATCTGATAGCAGATTGCGAAAATCAACTTGACGAATTTATCAGGGCTACGCAAACCGCGGCAGGAGATAAATTGAAGGTCAAGGAAATCCTATTGACCAAAGGGAAAGTTGCTCTGGTTAATGTTGAAGATTTTGAGGACTTAAATAAATATAAATGGCACGCACTTCCGGCGAAGCGAACTTTCTATGCAGTTAGAAATGACCTTTCCTCCGGGAAGAGAAAGTACGTTTATATGCACAGTGCCATTATTAAAACACCGGAAGGAATGTTTGTAGATCATATAGACGGAGACGGTTTAAACAATAGGACGGAAAACCTTAGACTGGCGACTGCAAATCAGAACGCACAAAATAGAAAAACATACTTTAAAAAAGTATCTTTATATAAAGGCGTTACATGGCACAAAACAACGGGGAAATGGCTATCAAGAATTACGGTTAATCGTCAACTGCAAACCATTGGTTTTTTCTGTCATGAAACAGATGCAGCGGTTGCCTATAACAATGAAGCAAAAAAGATGTTTGGTGAATTTGCCAAGGTTAACGAAATACCAGAAATGAAGATTTCTTTTGGGGTTATGACAAACGATATGCAACGTCTGAGTATGGTTCTTAAACAATCTCAACTTCCAAAATCTATTCATTGCCATGTACTCCAAAACCCGGAATCAGCCACAAAAGGACTGAATGGACTACTCAATAAATGTGAGGCGGATGGAGCAGATATTTCGGTATTGACGCACCATGATATGTATTTTCGGACTGGATGGGTCGATCAGGTCAAGAGTCAGATTAAATTGTTACCAGATAGTTGGGTTGTGGCCGGGGTTATCGGTAAGGACGCCAGCGGCCTCATTTGCGGAAAGTTCCACGATATGAGGATACCTGACCATTTCGATACTTCTGATATTCACACCTTTCCGCATCCGGCCTGTTGCTTTGACGAAGCGGTGATAATCGTCAATATGAAAAGTGGTTTTAGATTTGACGAAGCACTGACCGGATTTGATCTATACGGTACATTGTGTGTTTTGCAGACATGGGAACTAGGAGGAGAGGCATTCGTGATTGACGCCTTTTGCGAACACTATTGCATGAGATCATTCAAGTGGTTTCCTTGTGAGACGTTTAAGGAAAACTACAAAATGCTCCACGACAGATTTAATGAGAAGTGGAAATTAGATTCAACAGCGTTGGGGTTATCATCCGATGCTGAAGAAAGACTTGAACAGTTAAGAGAATTTATGACTTCAGCGGGGCCGGAGAGTGAAGCAGCGGCGTAAACCGGAAAGGAATAATATGACCGTAGTAGAGTTAATGGAAAAGTTAAAGAAATGCGATCCCAATGCCAGTGTTTATACATACGATAACGAATATGGTTGTAATGATATCATTGAAGACGAACACGTTCGCATAGAAGGAAGTAATGTCGTTTAGGCGGATATGAAGGAGATGTGGTCACATGACCGAAGATAGCAAGAAGATATGTCAAGCCCTTATTAGAGGGCTAAAAATGATCGTGAAGTTATTGGAGGATTTAATAAAAGATTAACCTTCTATAAATAAAAGTCAGTTTGTCCCTCGCAAGACGCACACACTGATTAGTCAGCCGCACTTCCAAGTCCCGCTGAGATGAAAATAACAATTCATTTCGTGGGGCTTTTTTATTGCCTCCGAAACAACAAGGAGGGCTAAAAAGTGAGTAAAATCAGTGGTGTAAATGGAAAAGTAATGTACGGGAGTGTTGTCGTGGCCAACATGGTGTCGTGGTCGATGAGTGGTTTCAGTCTGCCGGTAACTTCGGCTCCCACCGCGTTTGGAGACACCGGAACCAAGGTCTACGAAGTGGCGGAACTGGGAGAGGCCGGGACGCTGGAATTTAACGGGAACTATGATCCGACTGATATCAATGGCCAGTTGGCTTTATCGGCTCTTTGTCAGGCAGGTACACATCTGACAAATCTCTATCTCTATGCCAATGTCAGTACGTTCTGGAGAGTTGCATCAGGTGGTTACATTATTGTCACGAAAGCAAATGCGGTGACCTTGCCGAGAAACAATTTTGGAACGATTTCCTTTTCCGGGCAGGTTTCCAGTCAAGCGATGGAACAGATAGGATCAGGTTCGTAATTTAAACCGGGAGTCCCGTAATGGTGCTGGGATTCCCACAACAAGGCATTGCCTGAAAGAAAAGAGTGTAGAGTCATGTTTGTTGATCTTGAAAACACAAAAGGAGAGTGGTTTGATTTCCGTATGTCGAGTGTTGATCCGAACACGGGAGATATTGTCTGGGGCGAACCGGTCAAAGGCGTGAGGGTACAGATAAGAAGTTGGAAACCGTTTTTTGACGATCAAATAAATTCAAGAGAACGGATTGTCGAATGGAAGATTAATCCTAAAACGCGGCAGAACGAGCGGCATTCAAATCTGAAAGACTTGACCATAGCTGAAATTAAAAAGCAAAAAGATGATGCGATTGATTACGCTATTACAGGTCTTGAGGGATGGAATGACAAAAAGACGCGCAAGGTTATCGAATGCACAAGAGCAAATAAAATCGCTTTGATGCAAAAAGATTTCTTTGATCGCTTCTTTGCGGACTGCCAGCAGGCCATTGATAGCCGAAGCGTAGAAGAGGAAACAACAAAAAACTCTGTGAGTGGGCCGGTTATATAACTTTGTATGGGGGAGATGATCCCCCTTACTGTCCCACTCGATGCAGAATAATGATGGGTGAAAGAACTCCGCCGCAAGAACCTCCATGCGATACCTGTATGGATGAAAAAAAGCGGGTAGAGTTACTTTCAGAAAATGAACCGGCTGCTAAAATTTACATAGCGATCAGAGGACAGACGATAAAGATATGGAACGGGGAACGTGATATTCCGGTTGATATAAACCACCTTGCGGTGTGGGCTATGATTGATGCTTATGAAATAAAAAATAGGTTGGAAGTGTTCAACAGGATATTAAGGGCATGGCATGAGGCTCAACAGAGAAAAAGGGATAACGAGGGATAACCGATGCGGAATAAAATGAAATCATTTGTAACGAAGAGTCATCTTCATTGGCTTTCCTTTTTTCTTAATGTTTTTCTCAAATTCTCGGACAATAGAGTCGGGGGTTGTTATGGGAGGCAATGCTCTAAAAGAAATAAATTTAGACTCGTCACTGGATATATTATCAAGAGTGCATCCCTTATCGAGATGAATTATTGTCATGTTGGCTTCAACAAAGTCTTTCATAAATTCAATAAAAACATCTTTCATCGGCCTGCCTTGCTGGGCGCAAGCGGCCTTGAATTGCCGGTAAATATCTTCGGGAATGTTCTTAAACAAGATTGTTTTCATATTTCATCTTTTCCATCCTATATCGGATTTTTCAAGAGTTCCGTCGGTGTAAAGATGCATAACAGAGCCATCTTCAAGACACAAATCAATTCGATGTTCCGTACCACCACGAGTCAATGCATGAACTATTGGAAGTCCAGTTCTTGTTTTCAGTTTTTCAGTTTTCTTCGGGGAAAATGCACAGCGAGCCATTATTTAAACCTCCATGATATGCATTTAAGTCTAACTTATATTATATTTATTATCCTGTCAAGAAATATCTCGGGAGGCGTGTAATGCGAGTTAGTAACTGGGCACCTGAAAAGATAACCGCTGAAGTCGAAAAGACGGCGATGGATAGGCTTGCAAAGGCCGGGGAAATTGTAGCCAACAAAGCCAGACAAACAGCCGCGTTTATCGACAAGACAGGAGAGTTAAGGAAGTCAATCCGGGTAACTCGTTTCAAGGATGATCCGAAGTTAAATATTCGAGTGTACGCGGGAGGAAGAAAAAAGGGTGATCCCTTCTATGCGCCCTTCGTCGAATATGGTCATGGCCCAAAGAAGAAAGCACATCCCTTTATGAGACCGGCCTTAAATTCGTCAAAGTCTCAGATTAAAGACATTGTTCAAGGTGGTGCGTAATGGCTGGATCAAATCTAGGCACAGTTTGGGTCGAATTAAGTTTAGATGATAAAATTTATAAACAAAAACTTGGCGAAACATTAACGAGTTCGACAGCAACAGCCAAAGGCATAGAAACAGCATGGCGGGCATTAGGGACTAAATCAGATGCCACTTTCGATCAAATGAGAAAATCTGCTGAAAATGCCTATACATTAATTGCTACTGCTTCAGGGAAGGCTTCACAAGAAACTATACGTGCTCAACAAGCCGCAGCCGACAAGATCAAATCTATCAATGAACAGCAATACGGCCAGCAAGCAACGTGGATTGAAAAGACAAAGGCTAACTGGCTAGGCTTAACTTTGGCAGTTGGCGCGGCAATGGTAGCCATGAATAAGGCCGCAGAATTTGTAGAACTTGGAGCAAAAGCACAACAGGCAGAGGATTCCTTTAAACGTGTTGCCGAGTCGTCAGGAGAAAGTGCCGATAAAATAATTACCAGCATGAAACGCGCAACGGTTGGAACCGTGGATGATTCTGATTTAATGCAAAGAGCTGTCAAAGGTATGATGCTTGGATTGTCTGGCGATGCTATGGTTAAGATCGCAGAAATGGCGCGGCTGGGGGCGCGTGTTGCCGGTACAAGTGTTGCCGATGCTATTGAGGGGATCACGAACTCTATTGCAACCGGAATGCCGAGGGCGTTGAAGCAGTACGGTTTGGCGTTAGGCCCAGAAGTTAAAATAATTACAGCGGCGCAAACAGCAGGGGTTGAAGGCATTAACTTAATGACTCTTGCACAAATGAATTTTGACATCCAGTTAGCAAGACACGGAGAAATTCAAGCGAACGCAATTGAACAAACTCAAATATTTAAGGCGCAAATAACAGAATTAAAAGAACAGTTAGGCGGGGCATTAATTGCTTTGCTTCGGCAAGATTACGGACTATTGCAGGCATTGGGTTCTGGGTTTCTGTATGCGGCTGGTGCGACTAATTACCTTGTAGCGGGTTTGGCTAATGTTGCGGCATGGACGGCTGACAAACTTGGGTTTGATGAAAAAGCAAAATCCATGAAAGCCTATGCCGACTTCGCAACCGCAACAGCTAAACAATTAATAGCTGATGCTGACGCGATGAAAAATAGAGGAGTGGCAAACATAACAGGTAACGCGGAGTCTAGTAAGACCGGCACTACGAGTGATGCACAAGCAAAAATAGCACAACTGGAAAAAGACAAGGCGGCATTCTTAAAGGATGTAAAAGACCGTACCGCCGCCATGAAGAACGCTGGCAAGAACGAAGCAAAAGATGCCCAGAATAATCTTGCTGGTCAGTTATCCGATATAAAATCTCATTATGACGCGGCTATTGCATTAGATACTCAGTGGTATGAAAGACAAAAAGAAAATGGCGCAAATTCTGTTGATCTTGACAATCAATATTATGATAAAAAAAATGCCGATTTGTATTCGAGTTACGACCAGCAATGGAAGTTAATCGAACAATCCAGCGTTAGGGAATCGGAAAAATATAAAAATCTTACGGCACTAAATAAAACTTATGAAGATGCGCTCGGTAAGAACAGAATTGAATTGACAAAAAGCCTTATCGCTGACGAAAAAACACACATTGACGTTATGGCCGCCGCCTATAAAACAATCGGAGATTATTCGGATACTGCGCAAAAATATGAAATAGCAAAAATCAATGAGACTTATAAAATAAAACATGCCTCTGTTAAGGCTGGATCGCAGGAAGAAATTGATTTGGAGAAAGCGAAACAGACCGAAATATTTAAACTTCAAAACTCCAGTTATCAAACATTAATAGATATGGAATTATCATATTTGGAAACGGTAAAAGGGCCGTATTCTGAAACCTACAAAGCAGTATTTGAAGAATCATTAAAAAATCAGGCCGCCGCTCTCGAACTGGCAATGAAAAACGCTGGCCTTGAATTTGACAAAGAAGCCTGGTTAACTCAAAAACAAAACGAAGAACTAGCCAAGAGGCTAGAAGCACGGGCAACTTATTACATGGCAATCGGCGGCATGGAAGACAAGGCAAATTCCGCCGCGCTTGCAGCAATCGAGATTAGAAAACAATTAAATATTAAAGCATACGGAGACGAAGTAGCTGCCGATAAAACAGCTGCGCAGTCAACGATTAAATCTCAGCAAGATATTATCGATGCAATGAATACAAGATTTGACACTGAGCATAAATATCAAAAAGATTCTATCACCAATGCTGTCAGTGTTTGCGATAACGCCATGTCCCTAATGGATAAAGAATCCAAGGGTTATCAGATAATGCAAGACGCCAAGAAGGTTTTGCAGATAGCTGAACTGGCGATGGAAATTGAAAAGAATATTAAAATACTGGCATTTGGTGTTGCACAATCAACGTCGGCTGTAGCGGCGGCGCAAGTTCAGAATGCCGCCAATGCTTCAACGGCTGTCACTGGGGCCGTTGCCTCTGTTGCGAGTGCAGGAATAGGGATTCCACCGTATAGTTTCGCGAATGTTGCAGCTATGATCGCTGTCATGGCCGGTGTTTTGGGAATGGTGGGAATAGCTTTCGGCGGCGCAAGTGCATCTTCCGGTGCTACGGCCACAGCCTCACTCCCTACCAGCACAGTTTTAGGAGCCGAAAACGGCACGGGCAGCCAGTCGGTTGAAAATGGTTATAAACTTTTGCAAGATACCTACGATCTTGAAAACGTCAAACTGACACGAATCTATGATGAATTAAAAGACCTCAATTCCAACATAACCGGACTGGTCAGAAACTATGTAAGCACTGGCGGAGTTTCTTCAAGTGATTTTACGGTGTCCGGTGATTCGACAAGTAAATATGCCGATATTTATAATAGCGATTGGATGAGTCTTGCCGGAGTTGGAAGTTCTTTCACCAATACTGTAATGGGTGGGTATTCAGGATGGGCAACAACTGGCGCGGATGTTTTAGGCGGTCTTCCTGGCCTCAGCCAGATAACAACTTGGGTTTCTGATTTTCTTGGAGATGCAATAAGTTCCATCTTTGGCGGTGCTCAATCATCCGAGGTTACTCAGTCGGGTATTGCTATTGGCGAGAATGTCGTCGGCAGTATAATTTCCGGTGCGCAAGCGTCCGCACAATCATTTGGACAAGTTACTACCACAACGGACGGCGGTTGGTTTAACGGAGACGACACTTCAGTATCTAATCAATACGGGACTTTGGATTCAAGCATCTCCGATATGCTGACAAAGGTATTTAAAGGTATCGGCGGCACCCTTGTCTCTCTATCAACTGAACTTGGAACAAACACGCAAGACGCGCTGAATTACACTTTTGCGGCCATTAATATAGACCTACAGGGTAAGACGACGGATGAAATTAATACTGCTTTGTCTGATTATATAAACAACATTGCTGACACAGCGGTTTCGACTCTTTTCGGTTCCATTCTTACTCAATACCAGAGTTTAGGGGAAGGCCTCTATGAAACCGCCGTGCGTTTGGTAAATGACAAACTCACTATTTTAAAAGCGCTAGAAATGACCGGTCAGTCTTTCCACGGCACGGCAACCGCCGCGATCGCCATGTCAGAAAACTTGATTTCTCTGGCTGGGGATTTGAGCACCTTAACTGACGCAATGGGTGTATATTACGACAAATTCACCTCAGATGAAACCAAACAGAGTGATTTGCAAACGAGCCTAACCTCCACACTGGCCAAATACCACCTCTCATTAGGCGCTACACGAGATTCTTATACGAGACTAGTGGATTCCCTTGACCTGACGACGAAAAGAGGCCAAGCGGCGTATGTCGCCCTAATGCAACTGTCTGGTTCAGCAGATCAATACTATACTTATTTGGAAACTGCACAGGCTGCGGCAACCGACGCACAGGCTGCGGCTGCACAGGCCTCGGCAGATTTAGCAACACAACAGCGGAGTATTGAAATCCAAATAATGACAGCGCAGGGCGATGCGGCAGGCGCCCTTGCCGCAACGAGAGCCGATGAACTAGCAGCGATGGATGAGTCTTTAAGGCCCCTACAGGAACGGCTTTACGCTTTACAGGACGAAGCGACGGCAATTACAGATTTAACAACTGCGGTTGATGGATTAAACACCAGAGCGCAGACAATAGCACAATTCATAACCGATATGGGGATGAGTGATCAGGCACCTGTTCAATCAGCAGCGGCATGGGATACAGAATATGCAAAACAAAGAACGCTTGCTATGGCTTCCGGTGCCACAGATCAGCAAATTTCCGATTACCTTGCTTTTGCGAAACAGTATCTAAGCTATGAACAGTCTTATGGTACAACCGGAAGTTATCAAGCGATCTACGATGCTATAATGAAGGATGTGACCAGCCTTGGAACATCAACAAACACAGCCCTTGATATTGCACAACAGCAATTAGACGTATTGATACAAATTAGAGACGGGAATGGTGTTCAAGCATCGTACGCGTCGGGGACAGATTATGTTCCGGAAACCGGATTATATAAACTACATCAGGGCGAGATTGTCACCACGAAAACTAATTCCGTGAAAGCTCTAGGTGCCGCGATCGGTGAATATATCGTTAACAGTAATGGTGGGTCTAACGGCGGGGATATTCATGTTAGTGTGCAGATTGATGGTCGGGAAATTGGAAACGTAGTTGCTAAGCAAACAAGAACAAATCCGGATTTGCAAAAGTCTATAAGGAATCTAAATTAAATGGCTGCCTTCGAAATTTACGATCATATTTCTGCCGCGACTGCTGATTACGATTATACCTTATCAATAAAGGCGCAGGGTATTGTTACGGAAGATGGATATAAAAATCAGGTCATCCACCTTGCCGATGATAATTCTGAGGAACGGATTACCTTGGCGGTTAATTCAATATTTTCTGTTTCGTGGGCGTGGGGACTTTTGTCAGAGGAGGATTCGGGAACTATCTTTGATCTCTACCACGACCCGGTAAAGGCCAACGGCATGGGGCGCAGTTTTAAGTGGCTTGGACATGACGGCCATACCTATGTCGTACGTTTCGATTGTAATCTCTCTCGTTCCGGTAATTCAGTGAAACGCTGGGGACTTCCGGGAATTAAATTGAAAATATTGGGGAGAATTGCTGATGTTCTGGAATGGGAATCCGGCACTTCGTGGGAATCCGGCACTTCGTGGGGTGCGGTATAATGCTTAACCTTACTACAACTCAGGCCGCAATAGTTGCCCTTGATAACAAGACGGCTAAATGGGCTTTTTATATTTACGACAAAAACGGCGTGGAGTATATTTATACGTCAGGATCACTTGACTCGGTAACTTCATCTATCATCCTTAGTAATTTTTCCGGCATTAACCTTCAGCGGAACTATGCCGAGAATACAGTTATTTCACCGTCAGAAGTTACCTTTGATATTTCCAATTCTGGGAATGTTTTGAACTTTTTGGATTTCAAGGGTGGCAATGTTCTGATTGAATTATGGCTTTCCGACGGGACGCAGGATATTAAAGTCGCTGGCTGGCGATTCAGGATTAAAGTTGCACAACCCGGATACCAGAATCTTAAAATCACGGCGCAAGATTTTCTTCAAGATTATTTAACAGGTTACTATCCGAACACCCGTCTACCAGAAGATATTTTCCCTTCTGACCGTACTTATTCCAGCGATGGGCTTTGTGTACCTGTACCTTTCGGGCAGGCTTACGTTCCGCTTCGAGATGTTTTTATCACTTCCGCCGGGTATATAATGCTTGGCGATCCGGCCAAAACTTATACTATCTCCGCAATCCGTTCGCCTCGGTCATGGGGTATGAAATCTGAATATTTCAGCGGGGCTTATACTTTTACTCAATCCACAAAAGCGGATGCAGACGGCGTAAACTGGCGAGTATTTCAAGCGATTATTGCCGACATTAATAGTGACGGTGTGGCCGACTCTCCGGGAAGCTGGCTTATTCCCGGCGGATCAAGTCTTGACACTCCTGTTCAATTCACCAGATCAGACACGGTGGGTTTAACTAATTTTGCCGACCTGATTGCCTTTGTCTTGAAGGATTTTGGCATACCAGCGGCCTTTATTGATGAAGCGGTAACCTTTGCAGCAGCCAAAACAATATTTACGGGCTGGGGATTAACCTGCAATGGAGCTTTCTGGTATAAGCAAGATCGTCAAACAGTTTTGGCAAACCTCTTGAATCAATGCCATGCTTGTCTGCGAGTTGGTGAAAAAATTGAACTCCATGTAATTAGCAAAACCAGTAAGAAAACAATTACAGGGGCGGAAGTTTTGCGAACATCAGAACAGGGTGAAGGCTCTTTCTCTTATCAGGATATTGTCAACACAGATTTATCGGATAGTGGTTATGTCGCATGGCAGACAGTTGATGAAGCGCAGGATGAATTTATAAAAACATTGGTAGCTGTAGATGCTGTAGCTAATGTAGTTTCTGCCGATACTCTGGAATGTGCATTTGTTCAGGATTCAGAGAATATAAAACGGATTGGAATTTTATATTATCAGAGAAAATATTTAAAAGAAGCCGAAGCCGGGTTCTCAGGAAAAGGAACCTGTTTGGCTTTACAGCCGGACGATAGTATCACGATTAGCGCGGATAATTACGGCGGCGTTTATGATGTTCTTATTGATTCGGTTCAGATCAATAAAGACCTTTCAATTCAATTTCAATGTTCAAAATACAGTTTACCTTTTCAAGACTGGGCGGATTTATCCGTTGTGCCGTTAGTTGTACCAACTGATTCCACCGATACTTCATGGACTCCCGTTGTTTCCGGGCCCGATGATGGGGCTAATACGAATGTTTTACCGGGAAGAATTAGAATCGGGGAAACGAATAATTATATTGTTTTAGACCCGATTGATCCGTTGAGAATTTCCCTTTATTACGGCGGCGTGGAAAAAATACGCCAAGGTAATCTCAATGGATTCCTGGGTTATACGCTGAATCTTTACGGCATTGGGATCGGTGATACTGATAGTTATTTAAAATATGATTCAGTTAATGGATTGAGGATAAAGGGCGCAATTACTTTAACTTCCGGCGATGTGCCTTGGGGTTCTGTATCCGGGGCAACAAAGCCAGCCGATAACGCCACGGTGGGGGCAACTTGGGGCTCAAATCTTGGATCGATTCCTGCCATACTTGGAGCTCCTTCAGGTGACGGTCTTTATTTATCCTCCACTTATATGGGATTTTACCAAAGTTCTGCTTGGAAAACTTATATTGATAATGCTGGAAATTTTTCTTTAGGTGATATCCACGGCGGCAATGTTGGCTTGGATTGGAATCAAAGCGCGGGGACGTTGACTATTTACGGTAATATTATATTACAGGCTGGGTGTTCTATTTTATGGACCGCCGTTTCGGGTAGCGGCAAACCTGCAAATTATGCTGATGTGACACTTGCTGCAATTAATGGAGGCCTTTCCGTTACTGGCGGCGGTATAACCCTTAGTGCTGGCGGAGCAATTAAAGGTGGACAGACATCTTACGCAACAGGCACGGGGTTCTTTCTGGGGTATGAAAGTAGTGTTTATAAATTTTCAGTAGGCGACGGCACTAATTTCTTAAAATGGGATGGAAGTGTTTTTAGCGTTAGTTTGTTGGGATCATTCAAAACAGCAACCACCGGAAAAAGAATTGAGTTAAGCGTTGCCAATAACGAACTGTATTTTTATGGTGATCGTGGCGATGGAACGATTGAACAATTAGTAAACATAGGATTATTGAGTAATGGCATAGATTTGTATGTTGGGTATTTTGGAGGTGAGGACTCTCGTCACGTCGGCGTTGCCGGGGTGAGTTTGGGTAATATCGGTGTTGAAGGGATAAGCACTTCCGGCATTGGCGTTTACGGGGTAAGTGGTTCGTGGTACGGAGTTTACGGACAAAGTACGACTGGTTATGCCATTTGTGGCGTTGGAGATTCTTACTTTACAGCGAATGTTTCCGCTCTTTCTTTCACTGACCGTACGCCACATTATGAAGGTGATGCTCTCACAGAAATAATAAAGATTACAGGTAAAGACGGGCAAATAGATCATTCAACTTTGCCTGCCTTTGCACAGAAGAAAACAACGGTACAAAAGAAATACACCGACGAAAACGGCAAGGAAAAGCTCACAGACGAACCGGCAGACGGTAGAGATATTGGAGCCATGGTCTCTATTTTAACAGTTGGAATGCAACAGCTTATAAAAAAGGTGGAAACCTTAGAAAATAAAAAATAAGAAAGGAAATTTATGAAAACATTTATTATCACTGAACAGCAGGCGCAGACTATCGCAAACTACCTCATTAAAAAACCATTTGAGGAAGTTGTGGGATTGATCCAAATATTGCAGACCTTACAGGTATACGAACCGGATGTAAAATCGGAGCTAAAGAAGGAGGGTTAAAATGAAAAAACTATTCGCGTTAATTATGATTTTAATGATGTTGAGTGCCTTTACTGATATTTCAATGTCTCGAACCGTTTACATCAAAGATACACGTACTGGTGGAGGCGCAACCTCCCTTGACGGGATTGACGGAGCGTTACTTGCGGACAAAGATGCTGCAACAGTTTATTTATCAGGGATAGAATATATCTACGTCCTCAATGCAACTTCTGGGGCGACTGACAACGGTACAAGTATAATTGCGCCGGATACGAACGCAGGAACGAAACGGTGGATTTTGCAATCCGCTGGCGGTGGCGGCGCAACCATTGACGACACCAAGGGAAATGGAGATACAGCCTACGTCTGGTCTGCCGACAAGGTATTCGACCAACTGGCTTTGAAATTATCCCTCGCTGGTGGGACTCTGACAGGCAATCTTCTTTTCTCAACCGATAACACGTTAGATATTGGTGCTTCCGGCGCGACAAGGCCGAGAACTATTTATGCTGGAACAAGTATTATTACTCCGGCCCTTACTATTACCGGTGCCTCCGGTTTAACCCTATCTAAGCAATCAGGCGTTGCGGGTACAGGTCTCATGTTTGATGATTATTCAACTGAGGCCTTTGGTGATGGCTGGATGGGTTCTCACCAGACGGGTGCTTTGGGCGCAAACAGGTATTATCAATTTCCGACTGCGGCTAATACAGCTGGACAAATAATGGTTTTTGGGGCTCCTGCGGGCGGGGTATCTATCGCAACGTGGGCAAATCCTTCCTCTGGTGGTGGCGGTGTGACAGGTTCAACTACTCCAACTTCCGGTGATGCTGCTGAATGGAATGCCAGTTTAAACCTTGCAGCAAATCAATTTATCGCCGGTGTAAATAAGGCAGCGGCAAGTGGTGGCACGGTCACCATGACTATTGCCAGCCCCTATACTCAAATCAGAACTGGTTCCTCAAACGAGACTGATGTTCTTCCGGTTGCCTCAACATTACCTAATGGATGGGGCCAGATGTATATCAATAGTTCGACGGGAATAATCACAGTCCAGACCTCTGGGTCGAACGTAATTTTAGCGGTACCAGCCGGCGGCTCACTATGGGTTTCGGTTCAGGATAGCACGGCAGGAACAGGCTTAGCTAGTTGGACGTATGCTTATAACTCAATTTTTGCAGGAAGTGATGGCCAGTACCGGATTGTCATTACAAATAATTCCGCAATATCTCCCACGGCCTCAGCGGATGAACTTTATCCAGAAGCGCACGTGTGGAAAGTAAATCAGAACGGAACGGAATCAAGCGTTGCGATTGGCCCGACAGCAGGGCAGATATCTTTTACCGGCCCGACACAAGCGAGAATTGTAACGCTCCCTGATGCTGCCGTAACAATTCCAGCAAATCCAATGGGTGGAACACTTGGGGCAACTACTAATATTATTCCAAAGGCAAATGGAACGGGAACAGCTACACTACAGGCATCGGGTATAACTGAAGATGGAACGAATGTCGGCTTAGGTGCGTTAAATCTTGTCACAACCGGAACTATTCAAGGCGGAATTAAAATAAGTTCTGATGCTGATGGAATGTCTGAATCGGAAATGACCGCAGTTGGTTTGTACGGTTCTTTATTCATGGCTACGGGCGCAGGAACTTGGACTCTACCTACCGCAGTAGCGGGAATGTCGGCTTGTTTAATGGATAGCGGTACAGCGCATGACCTTATCTTAGATGTTCAGGCGGGTGATGACGTTCAGCTTTCAGGAACGGAACAGGCTAATAGAGTGGGTATTACAAACGCCTCTGGTTCTTCCACAGGGGACTTTGTATGCGTGGTTGCTATTAGTGCAGGGCATTGGGTGACATTAGGTAAAAGCGGAACATGGGCTAGTCAATAAGGAGACTTTATGAAACGAATTTTATTAATATTAGCGTTCCTTTTTCTTTGTAGTTTCTCTGTTGATGCAAGAATGAGCGTTGCCGTGGCGGCTGGAAGTGCTGGTACTTCCTGCACCGCTCAGACAATCACATGGAATACTCAACCAGCGGCAATGACCGTTGGTGACGCCGACCAGACACTTAATCAGGCGACAGCTTCCGGTGGCGGGGCCGTTACATATACATCTGCAAACACAGGAATATGTACAGTGGTTAGTGGCCCAAAACTTCACGCAGTCGGGACTGGGAATTGTGTTATTCACGCCAGCCAAGCGGGGAATGGGACGTACTGCGCGGCCTCAAGTGTGAACAGTAGTGATGTGGTGGTGAGTGCTCCAACGCCCACTTTCCAATTCGGGATTAATACTACAAGTGGGTATAGTAATGTCACTGGAGCCTTAAGTGGTGTTGTTAATGTTATCGGCCCTTATACGGCAGGTAGTTCAGCCACGATACCTTTCATTAAAACTTATTCATCCGGTAATGGTAATGTTAAAGTGGCTCTATATGCAGATACAAGTAATACACCAGTGAATAGTGCGTTATTGGCTGTTCAAAATACATCTACAGCCGTAGTTGCTGGATATAATGAAATTTATTTTACAGCGCCGTATAATGTTTCAGCAGGAACAAAGTACTGGATTGGTTTAATATGTGACACAACTAATATTATCTACGGCGTAGCCACTTCAGGTACTGATTATTATATAGTATTGGGTTACTATACTGGATATAGTTTTCCAAGTACGTGGACAGTAACCGCTAATACACCAGAAACTTTAGTCATGGGGGCTTGGGGATATTAAATGAAAAAACTAATAGTAATCTTTATTATTCTTTTATACTGCGTGCCAGTTTTCGCTTATGACCAATATTATATAGGTGCCATTGGTCAATCAAACGCCCACAAAGGCTGGTACACGGCCTCCGATACTGGAACAGATAGTGGAACGCCTGACGCTCATTGCTATGTGTCAACCAATGGAACATCTTGGAGTGCACCGGCCTATTCAGCCTCAATAGCATTCTGTAACACGATAGCGGCAGCAAAACCAAATATAGATATACGCATGATATTGGGCGGAATGGATTCGTCTTCTCTAACTTCTACCTGTCAAATTCTTGCCGGATATTGGTTGTACCACGGTGGAGACGCTACGTACTATTGGACACCATTTGCCAACGCGGTAACGGCGGCTGGTGGAACTCTTGACGGTATAGTATTTATTCAAGGTGAAACGGAAGGGATAAATAATTGCGGGGTTGCTGGATATCAGACAGACCTTCAAAGTTTCTTTACCCAAATTAGAACAGCTTACGGAACTCCAAAAATAGTAGTTGCAGGATTAAATTCTTATGCCGGTTCAAAATACACGGAAGTCAGGGCAGCACAATCCGCAGCGTGTACGGCTGACGGTTCAGCCCTCTATGTAAATATGACTTCTTATGGAAGTGGGGTACATTACACGGCTACAGAGAATATCACGGTTGGAACAACACTGGCAGCAGATTTGATTGCAGACACCACTCCACCGACAGTCTCAATCACTCAATCAAGTCCGCAGGCGATCAGTGCAGACACGATTACACTAACCGGTACAAGTTCTGATGCTGTTGGCGTATCGGGAAATAAAATAAGAGTTGACTCATTGCCGGATGCTACACACGGGACGGCTTGCACCGGTACGACTTCATGGTCATGCACTATCACTGGATTCAGTTCAGGCGCAAATACTCTCTATGTTTCCGGTTACGATGCCGCTGGGAATTATACGCAGACAGGCAATAGCATCACGGTGAATTATACACCGACCAGCTCAACTACCCTATCCCCTCAGTACGGAATAAAATTAATAGGAGGAGCAGTTTATGAATAGGCGATTACTTTTAGCAATACTTTTTCTCTTTATCTCCACAACCTGTTTTGCAGCGGGGCCGGAAATCTTTATGACGAGTGGGGCGAGTGCGGCGGCGTGTTCTCCTACAACTATCATTACTAAAAATGATCCTCCATCGTCTTCCATTTCTATGACGACATATTATCTTTCTCAACAAATAACCGTGAGTGCAGGTACAGTTATAACATCATGGGAAATAGCAGTGGCGGGACTTGCAACAACAACAATGAGTTGTCATTTCGAAACTGATTCCGGGAGTGGCCCAACAGGAACAACGGTTAGCGGTTCCACTGTCGACCTTACTAAAGTTTTTTCAGCTACTATGACCTATGAAACATTTACCCCTGCTTCTCCGCTCACAATGTTGGCAGGAACATATAATGTTGTGTGTCACAATCCAGGCGACTTGCAGTGGGGTTATAAATCAGGAGGTTCTTTCTATTATGATGCTGATGGTGCGGGGGCATACACGCACAATGAAGCTAATGGTCTCAGTATAAAAGTTAATGGATGTGGAAGCGGGTCATAAAATTAGCCAGAGATTATAACATGAAAAAAATCTTATTGATATTACTTTGCTTATTGCTCCTAATTCCAAGTTATTCATGGGCGGCAAACTGTGGAGGTTCACCGACTATTTACTATGTTGATTTCGGAGCCGCCAATGACACAGCCGATGGGTTGGCTACGTCAACTCCTTGGAAGCACGTTCCCGGTGATGTGGGAGGAAGTTGGCATGATTCTAATTGTACCCTTCAGGCAGGAGATAAGGTAATCTTCAAGGGTGCGGTTGCCTATAACAGTTCCTTTGAAGTAACTTCCGGCTCTGGAGATGCAACTGCCAATAGAGTTATCTATGATGGCGACTCTGGTACTTATGCAACACGGTGGGCGTCTGGTACAGACAAGGCCATTATTCATGGGCAAGATACTAGGGAAGTTACTATTACTGGGACTAGTAAAAATTATGCCACGATCAATAGTTTTGAATTAAAGAATACGATTGGAGTTCCTTACAATGGGACTGGAGCTGTAGATTTAAATTCATGTAGTTATATTACCGTCACGAATTGCAACATCCACACGATTGGTCATTTTGGAATAAGCGGCACAAGTTGGGCTGCCCCAGGGCCGCAAGGTCTGGGTATCAGGTTATCCGCTAGCACCTATTGTAAGATTCTTAATAATACATTAACGAATGTTTATAGCATCAGTATTATATCCATTGGTGGGTCATATAATGAGATAGGCGGTAATACCGTAGCCAGTTGTTCGGTTTGGGGAATAGACATTGCCAGTGAATCAAATTCTTCAATCCACAATAATATCATTCCTAATATGGGTGCTTGTTATATACCCTGTGTGGATGAGACTTGTTCGGCGGCTATCCATATTGATGGAATGATCGTGATGAACACCACTGCCCACTCAACAATGTCAAATCTGTCAATATATGGCAATCTTTTTTACTATGACCAAACTGCTCCAAGTTGCCAACTAACTGCTGCCTTGTTTATAACTGAAGGTGGAGGTGAAACCGATTATAATTATGATGGCTTAAAAATTTACAATAATGTCTTTTCAAATGTTTGGTCATGTGATGGGAATATTTATCTTCAGTATTCTAATTTTACAAATACTTATATTTATAACAATTCTTTTAATG